TGAATGTATCTGATTGAACACCACTTGCTTTTGCCATTTGTAAATATTGTAAGTCACTAGCATAATCACGCAGATCAAATGAATCTGGGTACATAATTTCCCCGTCAAATGCCGTATCTTGCCACCTAGCATATAAATCAAATATTTGTTCTTCTGCGTTTTGTAGTAAATCTGCTTTTTCTGCCAACCTTGCATTTAACAATTGGAACTCTGTCTGTAAAGCTATGCCACTGTTTACTGTCTTTTCAGTACCACGAACTGCTCCCATATGAGTAATTCTATCAATAGCTTGTACTTTCATATTGATAGTTTTCATAATGCTTTCTAATGATTGAGAACTTGGTTGAATTATATATGGCTTTAAACTTGCGTCTAAATCTTCAGGCATTTCAATAATACTACCCGCACCTGCACTAGCTTCTACGTTTGGTGTCTTAACTAATGAGGGGTGATTTGATAATCTAATTAATTGTTCAATCTCTGAGTATTCGTTGTAAATAGATTTTTGTAATTCAGCAACGTCAGATAGATCAGATATACCAATCGCTTTTTTCATAGACTTTTGGTTGTATAAAACTACTGCGGGAATAACGCCTAATGGGTTAGGTTGTTCGTCAATCTTAATTGGTTTTTTAGTTGCGTAATCTATTGAGTAATCTTCAATCTTGTATGTGGTTATATCTTCTAGTGACCATACTTTGACAATAGCATCGTTGCCTTGCCTATCTTCTACAATGGTTAATGATGTTAAATAATATCTGCCGTTGTTCGCTCTATCATAACTCCAATTTGTAATATTGTCTGGTGAGTAAATAGAAACGTATGGTCTAATATCTTGTGATAGTTCTTCTGCTCTTGTCTTGGCATTGGATAATGGTTTATCTACTATGGCCCAACAAGTGCCAAAGATAGAAGCATTAATCTGCATTTCTTTAATGAGGTTGTTATAACTTCTGCCGTCTAAGTCAGCGTCTTTGATAAACTGTTCTAATTGTGGCTCACCTGTTAATGAGCCGAAATCTCTTGTTGGAGGTACTCTGAATAAAAATGATGAATAAATTTGTACGACATTACGACAATGATTGTCTAAAGAAGTATTCTCAATACGCTTCAAATATTCTTCTTCAGTTTCTAAGACGTATCTGTTTAAGTAATAACCATTAGAGAAATCTTGACCACCCATATAAGAGCGTCTATGTAAATCCCAATCTTGAATTTTTAATTCGTAGTCTTGATGTTTTGCTACTAAAAAATCTCTACTGTAATTAGCCATTATGACCACCTCATAGGTCTAGTTGGTTTAAAATCTCTGCGTAATGGGTATAAATATTCTATCATATATCCTAAAGCATCATTAAAGTGATCGTACCCACTTTCCTTATCTGGAACTGTGGTGCCGTCCTTATAAATTTGCCTTTCCAAACTTTTTATAACATTTTTACACTTACTTGCAATAAACAAACTGTTATTACCTTTTGCATTTTTTAATTTAGCATTAACAGAATTGATTCTATCCCTAATTAATGGGTGTGTATTCCTAACTTTAAGATTAAAACCTGCATTTTTTAATATAGCTAAATCAGTAATACCGCCTGAACTTGTCTTTCTTTGTTTACTTGCAGGGTCAGGATATATCGTAATATTATAATCCTTGTATCTTGTTTTAATTTCTTCTGTCATTTCTTGCGTATTACTCGAATATATTTGTATTTCATCATAGATGTACACTTTGTCATTTACAATCTCAGATACAACACAAACCATAGGATCAATGTTGAAGTCCATGCCAATATGGATAGTTCTAGTTTGTGGCGTGTATTCTTTCATTATGTTCTTTTCTCTATCAAAGTTGTAATAGATAGCACCTGCGTAATTAACAAATCCTGCTTCATATTCTTGTTGAAAGGTACGTTCATCTAAGTCTGCTCTAGCTTGTTCAATCTCATTTGCTGATACTTGGCCCCCTTCTAAGGTTGTATATTTAAAACTTGCCCATTCATCATCAGTTTCTGATTTGAGAAATAGATTATAACTCCAATTACCAAAGCCTCTTGGTGTCCCTGTAAACAGAGCGTGGCCATTTCTGTCTGATAGAGTTGGGCGTAGCACTTCAGTCCATGCCGTATCCTTCATGTCAGCGAATTCATCTAACACTAAGAAATCTAGGCCCACACCTCTAAGGCTTTGTTCATTATCTGCACCACGTAAGCTAATTGTTGAATTGTTTTTTAAATAGACAGTTAAATCAGCATGATTAATCGTACTAACCCATTTATGCTTATACAATCTATCTATTAAATCATGCCAAACAATTGATTTGGCCATTCTGTATGAGGGTGCGATATACCAAACTTTCTTCTTGGGATATCTTGCAAAACGGGCCAACTCATTAATAGCGAGATATGTCTTACCAAATCTACGGCCACTAATGAGCACCCGAAATCGTGACTTACTTTCAATTACCTTTTTCTGTGGTGTGGTTAATCCCATTTAGTCATAAGACCATGGCAACGGCTCATTACTCTCGCTAGTTTCTAGTTTATCTTTTTGACCTAGCATTTGTTTTCCTAACCAGATTAACATCGTGGTATTGCCTGTTTGACACTTTTCCCATTGCATACGCCTTAATGACATTTTTCCCTTGTCCCTGCCCTTTTTTAAGTACTCGGAAAAATTATCTGCTAATGTATCGGGGTGACACCCTACAATCGTTGATATTTCTTCATTAGTGCAGAATATTGACGCTAATCTTTCAATCATATCTGTATCTAATTCTTTTTTTGGTCGTCCTACTTTTCTTTTTTCTTCCATTTGTTTTACCTCTTATAGCCAGAGTGTGGCTTTTCTCATTCATACCATAACAAAATATTATTTGCTAGGTCTTTACTATCTTTCATACTTGATAATTGGTGCTTCTCAACACGATCACCAAAATGATTAATAATGTTTTTTATCTTAGTTTTTCTTCCTTTGATAAACTTTTCTGATTGTGTGTCATTACGATCTATGTGCCGTTGATGTAGTGTTTCTTCTGATTGTTCTAAAACTATAATGCGTAAGTCGTAGTGCTGATCTAATAATATTAAATTGTTTAGGCTAAATAATCTGTCACCCTCAAATAGAATATTCCTTTGTTTTTTCTCAACATATTTAACAAAATGCGTATTGACGGCCATTGAAAGTTTATCAGTTCCTTTGAATGTATCTTGACTATTGTAAATACCCATGAGCACTAAGTTCTTACTTTTGTCGTAGTGTCCTTTCACCATACCAAAGGATATCGAATGACTTGTTAGGTCATTAAAGACAAATTCCATTAGGGTTGTCTTGCCCGTTGCAGGCTCACCCCCAATTGCTATACACTTTAAAGGTTTATCCAAAAGTGGCCCTTGTCTAAAAAATCCCCATACAGTTCTTTCTTAATTTTTTTACTTTCTGCTAATTTAGGGTGAAGTGTTTCGTTTCTGCCGTCCCAAAAGACTTGCCAATCAATACCAAACCAATCATCTTGTTCAACTTGCAATATTTCTTCTGCTTGTCTGTCTAAATAATAGCCTAAATACCTGCTATCGTGCCTTCTGAATATCTTTTTAAAAGAGCAAAGGCTAGTTTCCATTGTATAAGGGCTTGTTCGTACTTTGTATGTTTCTGCAACTTCTTTTTGTATTTGTAGACCCTCATATTCTAAATAAGCAATAGTGTCGGCATTCAGTTTCTGATCAACCCATTCATCTTTGCCTAATGCAAAACACAGTCCATTTCGATGAGATTTACTTCCCGACATATCAGCCAATTTTAAATCTTTAGGAATAACATCAACGCCAATACAATCGTATAATGTTTGTAAATAAAACCATGATGTATAACGGCCAAACTTGAATAAGTTTTTAGTCACACTATTCCAAACATTGTCAAAACCATTCGCAACAGTTAATTGATTGAATCTATTTTCTTGTGTTCCTACTTCATTGTTATGATGTACCCAATTACGATAACTCTCGAATTGTTTAGGTAGATATCCTTTGTTGTATTTAGTATCTGTTTGATAACGCAGTCTGTGATAGTTTTTAGTATTCCAATCAGTGATACGTTCTAAATCAACCAATTCAAAGTCTGGAAATTCATTCCATATAATCCAAGTAGTAGGTAAATGATAGGTAGTTCCATATATCCAAGCAATCCAATATTTTTGTTCAATGTTATGTTCAAATCTATCAAATAAATAATTTGTTAACCATATTGCAGGATCACAATCGCCATGGAGCAAAGACCACCCATACCACTGCACAAATGCTGATTTTCTATTTTCTTTAAGCCTGTAATCCATTACGCAAATAATTTCTTAACCAATACTGACCAACTTGCTGAATTGCATTGTATGTATTGATAGCTTGTTTCTGTGATAGGGGTTGTGTTTCTAGGGCCTCTGATAATAGCTTTTCGCAAACTTTAGGATTAGGTAATACTAAATTAGGCTCGTATAGGGCCTTTTCCCTTAGTTCTTTTTGTTCTTCTCTTGTTTTCATTAAAGGTTGATCAGAGCGTAAACTTCCTGACCTATCAACGGCCCAAAAGACTAATCCATTACGTAAATGCCAAGTTATTGATGACGGGGTGCATGATAGCTTTATTCTTTCCATCTTTTTTTCAAAACAGATGGCTATAAATTCTGACCATATTTTAGACGCATAGCCTTTTCCCTCTTGTCCTTGAACAGTGCATATTTCGTATAAATTAACATACTTAGTTTTCTCACTAATAGTGGCAAAGATAACGCTTTTAATTTCATCATCTTCGTACAAAGCATACGGAGGGTTTTTTTGAAAATTTTTAAATCTAGTCCATAGGCTTAAACTTGCCTGTAAAAACTTAGTATTTTTACCATTGGGGGAATAAGCTAGTGTTTTTTTAAGAGCATAATCCCCGACTGTTTTAATCATTGTAAATCTTTTCCTGCTTCTCTTACTTGTTCTTGGCTTAATTCATCATCTTCAATCTTATAAGAATAACAAGGTAGTGTTTTTTTATATTCACCTTTTAAGCCAGAACGTATTAAAATATTCTTAGTGCTTGTGATGTATGTATTCTCACTATCTTGCAAATACCATAAGGGCCTTTGTTCGTTTCTAAAAAAGTGAATTGTAGGTTTTTTACGCAAATCTATTAATACGACTGCCATTGATGAGAAATAAAATTCAACTAAAGGTTGATTGTTTGCTATCCATGAACGCAAAACAAGTTCACTGTCATTCTTTGTATCACAATAATAACTAAATTTTTCTACCCATAGCTTAGGGTTTATTTGTGTTATAACTCCATTATGTACAACTGCTACATCATTGGTATATAATGGTTGGTTGTATTTTAGGTCAGATGTTGAATATCTCGCATGACCAATAATCATGTTTGTTTTAATATCTTCTAGTTCTAAGAGATTTGCTGATTTTGGTATGATCTTATGTTTTATATTTCCGTTATCATTCCACGCAACACCCGTAGCATGACGGCCTCTGATCATTGACTGATTTAATATCTCTTGAAATTTTTTTATATCGACTTGAGATTTACTGTATATTCCGACTACGCCACACAAATTATCTTTGCTTCGCTATCTCTAATTCGTCTATGGCACTTCCACATGCAGTCATTTTTTTTCTAAAATAACAAACAATAGAAATACGTTCAAAAGGTCTGTTGCTATACATCTCAGTATTGCCATGAAGTTCATGAACATCAAACAATGCAAGATCACAATTCCTTACATCAACGGCAACGCCATATTTAGGGATAACAGTATATCCTCCGTCATACTTTCCTGTTTCTAATACTGCAAGATTACCAAAGCCTTCAGGTAAATCACCTTTGTCATAGTGACAAGCAGTTCTAAAATTTTTATTTACAGTGACTGTCGTAAATACTGTGTCTTGAATTTTAAAATCTCTATGTGTTTTATCCCATTCATCTTTTTGTTTTTGCCACCTGTCTGGCAGATATTCTTTAAATTTATTAGAAATATATTGTACATACGGCACTGCTTTTTTGTATGTATTAAAATGGCTATATGTGAATGCGGTTGTTCTGCAATAAGGTATTCTCGCATATCTATCAGCATATCCAATAATACTTGAATTAACTTGTTTTGCTTTTGGTGAATTAGAAAGAGTTCCGTCTTTCTTCAAAGGTATATATCTATATTCATTATCAATTTTACCAACTACATCACCTTGAAAAGTATCACCAACTTTTAAATCGGTTGGTAATTTACCAGACGCAATGCCTCGATTATTAGTCGAGGCGATTGCTTTGCGGAGGGAATAATATGCACTTTCTGCAATATTACTTGGGATAACATTTTTTATTAACACACAAATTGGTTTGCCGTCTTCAGTGGTGACTACTGTATCTTCTTGAAGTAAGTGATCAATGTGACTTTCGTCAATATATTCACCTTCTAAAGATTTTATTTCTTCGTCTGTAAGTTTTGGTTTAAGAGTTATGGTACGCATCTTCAATAGCTTTATAGACTGTATCAGTTAAATTACTTGTTCCATATCTTTCTTGTAGGGTGTCGCACATCTTCTTGAACATGGGCTCAGTTTCAGAACTTAAAAACAATTGCACCATTCGTACCTGTGAAGTGGGTGCTTCTATCTCATCTGTATTAATTTCCTCAACAATGTCATTAGTTGATTCAAATTTAGGTTCCATAGTGACGATCTTTTCAATTTCACTATCTTCAAAACCTAACTTTGATAAATCATAATGATTGTCTAACAAATCTCCAAATTCAGTATTCAGTTTTATAAAATCCCAATCGCTATCTTCATTTAATCTATTATCAGCAATTCTATATGCCTTAGCTTGTTCGGGTGAGATATCAGCTATTAATACAGGAACTTTGTCTAATCCTAATTTTTGACTAGCCTCTAATCTTGTGTGGCCCACAATAACTACCATATCACGATCAACAACTATTGGTTGCTGAAAGCCAAATTCTCTAATTGAACTTGCTACTTTTTCTACATTAAGATTTTTTCTTGGGTTTTTATTGTAGGGTTTAATATCTATCGGGTGAAAATATTTAATATCCATTAATTTAAAGTTATATTCGGTTTTATAGTATATCCCATTAAATCCAAGATCATTTGTAGGCCCTTCTCTGCATCTTCTTTACTATCAAAATTTGCGTATTTAATAAAGGCAGAATATGAGCCGTCCTCCTCTTGCACGATGATATAATTATCTGGTTGATTATCCATATTTTGCGACTGTAGTTTTTTAATTATCGTTGTCAAGATTGCACACCCCATATTTATAATTGACAATTGTGTTTTTATTCATTTTGAATATTTTCCTTCCATGAATGTATTTAGTATTACTAACAAATCTGTCAGTTTTTTTGTTAACTTGTTCAAGTTTGATCGTGCTCCTAAGGGCATTGACCAATTTGTAGAAGTAGAATTTAGACCACAAGATCGGCAATGGGCGAAACTCCATTTTATGTCTCGCCATTCGCAATAGCCTCATCTAATTCTTTGATATAACCAACTGACCAAGATAATGGCTTCATGCCTTTTTTACGCATATCCATGTCTGATTTGAATTTCCAATCTTTCATTTCTTGATCAGTTAATTTATCTTTGACTTCCGTACCTTCATTTAAAAATCCCTCAGCATTTAACCAAGTACTAGGATATTGAGCAAATTTCTTATCAGCTAAATTACTATAATAACTATTATATTTTTCTGCTAACATCTTTGGTTCCTCCCACCAATCTTGATGAAGTTTACGAAAATTTCGTCTAGCTTGTCCCTTACTGATTTTGTAGCAAACATCTTCCCAAAATTTATCAAAGTGTCGTTCTATTATATCTTTATTAGATTTAGATATAGACTTAGATGTAGATATAGAGGCAGTGCGTTCGCTCTGCGTAGGCTCTGCGTTCGCATAACGACTTAAAGCACTTTCCCTATTTTTTTCAGTAATGGCAACGGCACGATCATATTCTTCTTTTAATCTTTTTTGATACCACCCTTTTTCATAACAACTCCCGTCCCTAGTCCAATAAAGTTTTAAAATTTTATCAATTGTTTTTTCTTCTGCGTTGGGGGCAAGACAATAAATAAATTCTATATCATCACATAGATACCCACCCCTTGACCAAGCAAAAAATATTAATCGAAAATAAATACCCAATTCTTCATTGGATAAATAGCAAGTATCTGAATTGAAAGCATCAATCCATAAATTCATCTTCGGCATTTTAGACATTTTTTCATCTCCTGTTAAATAGATTATGGTTATGTTTACCTTAAAAAAAAGTAAAAAAAAAGGGCCAAGACTCTAGAAATCTTAGCCCTTAACAGGAGGAAATAACTATAAGAAAGTTATTAATTTGCACATTACAGTAAAATAACACGAAAACATAGCTAAAAATAAGGGTAAAAAACATTAACAAAATGTTAATCTTTTTTCTTGGCAATTTGTTAAAAATGATAATAATACAATTATAATTATTTACCACAGGAGGTATCTAAATGTACTACAACGAAAAAACTAAAAAAGAATACGCAGGTAAGAATGTAGAAATTTTACAAGCTACAGGTCTTACAGGTGGGTTTGTCACTTTTAGACAAGCTATTGAGATCGGCTATGTAGTTCCTAAAGGAACTAAAGCAGTGGCAAAATTAAATAAGCCACTTTGGGAAACAGTTACTTTGCCTAATGGTAAAATTGACGAAAAATTTTCTGCTAGAAAGTTTTCTGTTTTTCACGTTTCACAATTAACTAAGGAGGATGCCTAACGGCATCTTCCTCACAGGAGGTAAAATAACATGACTAAAATATTTTATATTTCTACACAGGTTATTGAAAACTATAATCTTGATAGTGC